TTATATTCTCTTTATCTTTTACTTTTATTGGATAAGTATATCCTGTGTTAGATAGTTCTTGCGCATTATTAACTTTATCTTTTAAACTATATATTCTATCCCAGTTTAATGTTTTCATAGGATAAGGTATTGCTATAACTTCTTTATCAAATGCTAACATTTCAAATATGCTTTCAGAAGAAAAATCAATATCTGCATCTATAAATAAAAGATGAGTATATTTATCATTTAAAAAATTAGCCACGCATAAGTTTCTTCCTTGTGTAACTAAAGATGATTTTAATAATAAAAAACTAACTAATATATTTCTTTGCATGCATGCCACCTGAAACTCTAATAGAGCTTGAGTATAATGAATAGAACAATCATTATGAACTGGTGTACATACTAAAATAGAAACTTCTTTATTTTCTTTTATTTCAGGTTTATTAAACCATATTGGTTTACTTGGATCTTGCATTCAATGCTCCTTTTAAAAAGTTAGTCCATGCATAACCAATCTTATTCCAATTATAAAATCTATTGGTGTAATCTATTTGCATATCTAAATGTTGTCTTATTGCTGGATGATCTAAAGTACCTGCTGCATGATCAATTGCATAAGCAAATTTATTAGCTAAACTTGTAAATGATTTCTCGTACGGAACATAAGTTATAAACTCTGCACCTGTTTCATATAAAGCACCAAAGTCAGTTGTAATACAATATAGTCCCGCTGCCATTGCTTCTAATGCTGATATACAAAATGTTTCTTCCCAGATACTTGGAAAAGCAAAGATATGATATTTGTGTAAGTTTTCTCTTATGTATTCATGAGGTTTATAACCAATGTAATTTACATTAGGAAGTGCTTTAGCTTGATCATATAATTCTTGATATTGTGAATCATTATTTTCTTTAAATGACTCTCCATAAACTTCTGTTGAAGAATAAACATCTAAACTAATAAGAGGATTTTTAACAAGTTGCATTGCAGCTAATATTACATTTAACCCTCTCCATGGAGTTGGATGAAATATTAATTTAATAGGATCACCTTTTACATATCTTGTTCTTGGAACTATTGGCATTACACCATTCTTTATAACAATAGATTTATGTGTTGGAATATCAAAGTACATTCTAAACTTTTCATAGTTCCAATGAGAATTGAATACATACCAATCATACTGATCATGATTTGATTTGTCTTTAAACCAAGGCGCTAAATTAGGTTGATCATAAGAATTCTTTTGCCAAAGTATATTTAATTTAGTTGGGTGTAATGGAACTTTACCTGGAACAGATGTACAAATTTGTACTTGATCTAATAATTCTTTAGATACATGTTTTTCTAAGAACTCAAACTGTAATTCTGTGCCACCTCTAGGTTTCATTTTTCATTCATAAATTTCTTAAAGACTTCTAATCCTTTATTAGTAACTTTAACTACAACGTCACGACTTATGTCTTGTGGATCAACGTTTGCAGCTTTAAGTTCTTCTTCGTCTTTATAAACTTTCCCTGTCTTTTTGTTTTTTATAACAGTAACGGTTTCGGTTTCTATGTTATAAATTTCCGTTTTGGTCATCTCTATTTATTTCTAATATTGCTATAGTTGAACTTATACCAGAAATATCGGAGCTTTCAAGTGTTATGAAATCATTTTCTTCTAATACAACAGGACCTTTTGCAATATTACAAATTGTAGGTCCAGAAATAGATGCATAAGCTATTTGAAAAACTGTAGAAACAGAATCATCATTGATAGCTGCTTTTAATATTTTAGATCCTGATTCATTTGTTATTTGAATATTTTGAATTATGGCATTAGCATTTGCAGGACATGTATATACTGTCACAGCATCTGTTGTGTTTGGATCATAGAATGCGTTTTTATAAAAATTTGCCATTGTAAAATTATGTTAAATCATACCATTTAATTAATCCTGAAACATCTCCATTAGCTGTTCCTGGTCTCACACCTAATGTTAAAGTATCTGATGTTCCACCAATTGTTTGTCCTAACTGATAAGCAAAAGCAAATGAGTCCCCACTAATACTAAAAGGAGCAGTTTTACCTCCTAAATATCCACCCGCAACCCTTGTGCCTGTTGCAGTTAAATCAACTGTTGTTAAATCATATTCTACATTATCACTAAAACTTGAATATGAAAATGCGGATGAAGGAGTTGCATTAAAAAATAAACCCCATTCAAAATCATTATTAGATATATTCAAAATATCAGCACCTGCTGGAACGATAACTGCATATGGTCTTGATGATTTAATTCTAATAGTTGCAATATTATAATAAGTATTAGCTGTTGCTAAATTTACACCAGCGCTAACAGTTGAGGTACCTATCATTTGTTGTAATCCTTCTGGTGAATAACCACCTTCAGAAATACAAGAAGAACATATTTGTTGTAATGTATAAGTTCCAGCTGCTAATGTTCCAGATCTTTCAATTTCATAACGAATTGGAAGATTAGCTGTTTGCATATAAACCGTTGTTAAATTATTTGCATTATAAAAAGTATGAGCTGTAATTAATTGACCATTAATAACAAATCCAACTCTAACAGATCCAACTCCTAACCATTCAATGTCTATAAATAAAATATTTGATGTTGCTGCATTTAATGTAAATCCACTTGCACCTGTTCCATTTAATATATCTCCATTCCATGAAGATTGATTTATTTCAGTATCAACAGCTGCTCCTGATGTATAGGTTCGTCTTACTATTTTTAAAGTTGTTCCATCCGCTGTAAAAAATATTCCATTATTTGCATCAAATAAACCTACCTTTTGTTTTAAGTTTGCAGTCAAAGTATTCATTACAAAAGTATTAAAAATAAGTAATGATTTACCTGGTTGATAAGACATAACTCTTTTAGATTGTCTTATGGTCTTAGATCCTGATGCTTCTGTTACATTTAAATTAACGGTTGATTTATTTGCAGTATAAGTAACTGTTCCACCATTTGCAGTTGATTCATCAAATAAACTATTCTTTGACATAATACTTTTACTGTCAAAGATAGTTAAAGGATTAGATACTCTTAATCTTCCAAATGCATCAAGATTATTTCCTCCAAATGTAACTAACTGGCCATTACCAACATTAACATTTTCACAAGTCATTAGCAGCCAAACCTTAAGTTAAACCAAGTAAATCTTTCTACTTGTTGTTTTAAATCTTCTTGAAAAGAAAAGTTTAATTGATCTTTTAAAGTCTCTAAAGCCTGTAGAACTTGTCTTTGATTATCTGAAGAATACTCCTGACTTGGTTCTGGTATGTATGTTGTAATTTTTGCCATTATCTTCTTCCATCAGGTTGAATATCTACTCTAAACAATCCATATCTCCAGTTTTCATCTGTAGATTCATTTTCAACTTTAATACTCATTAATCTATTTCTTGCTCTTGTATCAATTTTTGTTGTAGATGAATTAACCGTATATGGTCCTAACATCTGACTGTTTTGTGTTTGAGAAGGGTAATCTCTTAACAATAAAGTTACTTTAGCATTTCCTGTAAGTATTTTAAAGTCAGGTATAAATCTATTTATCTTCATTAAATACTGACCATCTCCTTCTATATCTAAATCAAAATCTCCAGATTCAATATAAGCAGGAATAGCAGTTTTAACTCCAAGAGCACTTACTTCATTAACACCAAATTCATGTTCATAATACTGAGAAGACCCATACGTATTAGTCACACCATTGATTGTTGGAAATGTAGGTGTGCCAGTTGATAAATATTTAGTGGCATAGGGTTTATCATATGTTTGAGCATCTGAATAAGTTGTTCTAGCAAGTGACATTGTAGTCCATGTATTTTCAACAAAGTTATAAACTACAGATGCATTGATTTGAGTTTGATTTGCAGTTGGATAAAACCATATGACTTCATTAAATAAACTATTGTGAGAACCATAAACAATATCTGATGCATTATAATTTATACCTAAATTATCTCCACCCGTTGTAAATACATAATCTTCAACTAAAGATGGTAATTGTTTAACTGTACCATCGTAGACAAAGAAACCTCCTCCAAACCCCATCCAAAATACAGCACCTTGTGCAAAGACAATTGAATGTTGACCAATACATCCACAATTCGTTCCAACTTGTCTTATTGAAAATACAAAAGGAGGACCAACAAATTGCATTACATAAGCTGCTTGATCCGTTAAAATAAATATATAATCCTTACCTTGCACAGCTCCAACAATATAATTACCGGTATCTAATCTAAATGTACCTGCAGTATTTGTTGCAGTAGGTAACCAAGTATTATAATCTTCTTGGTTTGAAAATCTTATAAACATTGGATCTTGAGTAGAAGGTGTTCCAATTGTTGTTTCAGTTCCAAGTTCAATTAAATGTCTATCTCTATCAGATACTATACTCATAATAGATGCTGTTGGAGCATTAGCTATTACTGTAGCTCTAACAGTTAGAGGATTTACTGCACTTGGATCCCATGAGAATGTTTTTCCATTTTTAATAGTTGCAATTAGTATTTGACCAAAATTATCTAAAGACCAGTTACCAGGTGATAAAACAACAGTAGCCGATGTACTTGCTACACCCCAAGCAACTGTTCCCCATGTAGATGTTCCCCATCCATAACCATAGGTTTGAGCAACTGGTCCAATAGTTACATAAGGAGCAAAAGATAATGTTCCACCTGTTGTAACTCCTGTTCCTGTTTCAACTGCAGGCATTGTAATTGTAAAAGTGCCAGTTGTTGGAACTGTTCTTACTTCAAAAATATTATTAGTAAAACTTGTTGATCCATAACCTGTAGTAGGAGCTCCTGGTGTTGTTGCTGCAGTGAATTTAATATAATCTCCAACTGCAAGTCCATGACTTGCTTTAGTGATTGTAACTGTTGCAGATCCTGTTGTTGATGAATAAGTAGCACTAGTTAAAGTTGTTCCAAGTGGAGTAATGTCATAAAAAGCTCCTTCAAAATAAATAACTAATAGTTTATTAGTTCCAATTGCAGCATATTTATTACCCTCCAAATCTGTCCAGGTATGTTGAGCTCTTGCAGCTCCTGCTAATTCTTTATTTAAAATCTCTCTCCATCCACCTATTTTTTCAGGATAACCATAACGAAAGCGTACAAAATCCCCATCTATCCACTGACCTTCAGCGGCAGTTGCGGTATCTTGTTTATTAAATCCAGCTTTTAATGGTATCTTCTTTAGTGGCGACTCATTTGCAGTTGATTCATCAAATAAAGAATTCTTTGACATAATACTTTTACTGTCAAAGATAGTTAAAGGATTAGATACTCTTAATCTTCCAAATGCATCAAGATTATTTCCTCCAAATGT